AGGGTAGTTCCAGTGGTGGTCAACTGGGCAGTGAGACACTTACGCGCATCACGGCTCAAGTGGATATGAGAAGCGCGCCAATCATTGAGAGCAACAAGGGTATGTTCTTGAATGGACCGATCAAAGCGAGACAAATCGCCGACGTAATAAGTTAATCCATTTTCAATGTATTGCCCGGCTTCTTCGGTGGTGATTCCAGAGGCGTAACACAACCAATTGGTGCGGTTGAAAACTTTGGCCAAGTATTTAGAGAAAGCGAACATGTACGGCCCCAAAGTAACATGCACGCGGGCATCGACATCCTGGATAATGCGCTCATCCAAAGCGTCGTATTCTGACACCAATGCTTTCCCGGTATTGAGCTCAACCTTGACAAACCCAGATCTCGTGTGGTGACATTTGTGCAATCCCATTTGGACGTCGGAAGCGGCGCGGTCATGTTTGGCTGCGACTATGGTGCTAACGCGCTGGGTGGAGTTCCAATCGGCATAACAAAGGGCATGAGAATCACCTTCGGGATAAAGGTCACAAATAACACACTTGGGCAATTTAAGTTCAACGTCGAGGAACTTAGTCAAAAACGCAGCAAAATCGTCAAGAGCTGCCGGCTCGGGGACAATTTTATTGCCATAAATGCGGCGAGCCACCCCGTTGGCCTCACCGAGCCCGTCAGAATGAGCAACGACGGGCAAACTCGAAGTGGCCGCTAAGGCCAAATGGTCAATACGCATTGGCGCCGCAAGAGTCAGATTGCCAACTTCAAACTCTAGGATGGCCGGAAGGACAGGATGGGTTCGGAGTAGATGGAGAGTATCATGCAACACGGTAGACTCGTTGTAAGCACTAGACAAGTGGCGAGCATTGTACAATGAAGATACACACTCAGCAGGCGTGAGCCCGGAACAAGGCATAGGTGGTTCATCCATAGGCGCGGGAGTTGGCCGCGGTTCCCACTCAAAATTGTCAAGAGTTGGGAAAATGAGAACAGCAAGATTACGAGTAACAATGCCAATAAGGGCGGCATGAGACCAAAAATACGATGCAACGAGGCAAACGCCCAGCCAAAGAATCAACACGTGCAATTGTCGCACGGTTATGGTGGTCTGAACGGTAAGGCGGTCAAAACTACCTAACGGGTCGCGGCGAGCAGCCGCTCGGGCATGGCGTATGCTGCGTTGTTGTACAGCCCAATTCATATGTTCCATGAGCTCACTTTCCATCTCCATATTTTGAGCAATACCAATGGTTGCGGACGCTGCAATGGAAACGGCAACATCCTGATCAGACATGCCCACGACGTTCTGGTGGTATTTAGCAGAAGTAGTCTTGGCGAGAGCCATGGTGGCACTCGAACCTGGGCCGGAGCGAGGCATTAAAGCGACGGCAGCGGCCACACCGTCCCGAGCTCGGGTGTAGAGGCGAACGGTCGACGGTGGGGGTGCTGGATGGAACCAGGCCATAAAGCCCAGGAAAGGACTCCAGAACCACAAAGTGGGAGAGAAGAAGAAGGAGGCAATCATGGAACGATCGGCACAACCCTGGAGCTTAAGAAGGAGATACTCACTAAACTGGAAGAACCAACAAAATGGAGTGACAAGGTAAATCAGCGGTGTAGCCAACCACAAAAAAGCGAACCAAAGTGGTGTGACTTCAACGTCCGGCCGTGAAAGAGTAATAGTCTCAAGAGATGCTTCAGACTTGTCATAATGTGCTTTAAGAAGGGCTACAGGCCCCTTAT